AACAAATTCTCCGCGAGAGGCAGCCAGCAATTTGTCGGCATCGACAGGATTTTTGGGCGGAATGGTTTTCCGGGCTTCATGGAGTTCTGCCCGCAGTTTCTGATATTTCGCATCAACAGAATTTACCTGTGACTGAGCATCCAGCGGCTGCGTGTCCTGATGATGTTCAGTTGCATCCGGTTCCACTGTTTCAGCCGTTGCCTGTTTATCTGCCATTGCGCAAGATGGTTGCGGTTTTTCTTCACCATCGTGTTTTCCTTCTTCTGTTACACGCTGCGGCATCGGGGCAGAGGAACGACCGCAGGCAATATCCACGATTTCCGGATCAGGGTTGGCATGATCGGTTTCAATCAGCACCTTGTTCAGATATTCAGTGACATGCGCAGGGATAACCTCGATCCCAATTGGTGCTTCTTTTACGGACGCAACCACGATGGCGCGGGAATAATCCAGCCCGCCAGGCATGGTGATGAATTTGTCGCGGAAAACAGAAAAGGGCGGTTTATTTTCAGCGATAATTTCCTCGACACGTTTAGCGTGTGCCGGATGAAGGTTATAAATATCCACATCCATTGAACGGGCCAGAACGCCGGTGGCTACATCTCGTGCGAGTGATGTCTTATCATGTTTGAATCCTTCACCACGATCGGTAATATTTCCGCCGCCAGCGTTAGCACCGGAAGGCGTACGGGTAATTCCTGAAACATAATTTCCGTTCTGCCATTCTTTTGTCAGCAGGCCCTGATCAAGGTAGTCAGTTTTCATCCAGGTGGAAATGAACTTGTCGAATTCAGCCGGGCTGATGCGATGATTTGCAGAGTGGGGGAATGCTTTCCCTACAGATTCAGCCAGGCGACTAAGGTGATAGTTCGTCAGTTTATCCAGTTCATGATGTGCGGCGCGCACAGCAGTAAGCAGGCTCTGAAGGTAACTGTCCTCTGTGTCCATCTCCATACGGATCACGTTATTGCGTTGTTCTGGTGTGGCGTGATGCCGGTATTTTCCATCTTCATCCTTGCTGAAGAAGAAGAGGTGAAGGAAGCGATGAGTAAGGCTCAGAGTGGCGACGGGAATTTCACACTCAGAACAGTCATCGTCGCTGTCCGGGGATTCGCTTTTCTCCACATCATCCGGAATAGTTCCGTCCGGGTCATCGTTGTCATCGCCAGCAGTTGTGGCATCTTCACCGTTGATGTTGTCATTGAAGGATATAGCCATCATGGTGATGCCATCTTCCCCGCCTTTTTCATAGCGGTTGCAGAATTCAGTATCAAACACGCCTTCCGGTGGAAGGTCATTCACGACGGGGAAATTTACGCGAACGGGTTTTTTAAAGTCATCTTCATCGTAGCCAGCATCGTCCATTGCAGCAATGCAGCGTGAAACCGCAACAGAAAGTTTTTTTGCCTCTGTCCAGAAAAAGCCGCCTTTGATGCCGAGGCGTTTTCTTGCGCCCTCATTTTTCGCGTCGCAATGTAACGCAAAATTTTGTTTGTCAGTGCTCATTGTTTTTTAACCTCAACTCAGATTAAAATTTAGTGCGAGTGATGAATAAATGTCCCAGGTTTTTCACTCAGGCCTGTACACTGTGCAGGCTTTCTTTTTTTTAAATTTCATCTTTTAATTTCATTGCAATCAGAGTTGCCAGAAACTCAGCTTTTTTTTCTGCTGGTAGATTATTTCCAATGTGCACCAGGCACATTTTTTTGACGCCTTCGTGAAGTGTTTTAACGTTGCCTGATGGACCGTCGATATCAACCACAGTGAATGGGGTTTCTTTATTTTCTGTTTTAATCACGTAGCCAATACGCTTTCCGTCCAGATTGACCTCGTGAACAATGTCATCAGTAGTTACAACAGTGGCTTCATAATTGGTAATCATGTTTTTCTCCTTAATTAAGGTTGAGTGAATCCCTGCCATTGCTGGCATAAATTCAGTTTCGAATAGTCAGTTAATTAAAGTTCGTGTGCCATCTGGTTTTTTTCGGCACAAGTTTCACTGCAATATTTTCTCGGTTCGTCTTTTGATAAAGTTCCGTGCATGAAATGAAGCATTCTTTCAATAGTTTTGCTTTCTTCAACGTCTTTTTTGCAAAGGTGGTAAGCACATTTTATTTTCTTATCCATCACCATGACTCCGCTTTTACAGGTAAACCATCACTACCGAGGAAGACTTTAACCATGCAGTCAGAAATGCATGTTTTTGTGGTCAGGTTACGAATATAAAGTTTTCGTTTTTTAATATTGTTTGCCGAGGCGATATATGTCCGGCCTTCATGAAGAACATAATCACCAGGAGTCACACACTGACGTGGTATTTCATCAGTTCCGAAGTGATGTGCAATCATAATTATCTCCATTTTTACAAATGAACTTTGTTGATGCGGTGCCTGGTGCCTCCAGGTGACTGCAACCAGTTAACAATTACAGTCGGCTTTCCCACCCAAACCAATAAGGACTAACATGACTTTTAACTGTGCCGCGTGCGCTTAGCCGCATTCACCGCATCACAAAATTCACTTTAAAAAGGGCGGACATCAGTCGAACTTCAAGAAAAAACTGATGCCGCCAAGACTACACACAGCAGTGTTGTTATTCACAACCGGAGGCGCACTCCCACCATTTAAATTTAACAGACAAGACCGACTCTTTATGGATACCGGAAATGCGCCTTCGTGTTGTGCCCGGTTTTATTTCACCACCTCCGGGCTTTGGTGGCCTCGGCTATACCCCTACAGCAAGAATATTGAATTAATCCAATAAATGGTTTAGCTGGTATTTTTGGCAAGCCAGCGACGTGCGCCAGCTTCGGTTTTAAACGATTTGCTTTTGGTATACGTCATGGCGGTGAATGTGCCGTCCTGATTGGGAAACACGCCACATACCAGAGATTCGTTGTTGCCAAGATCGATAGTATCCATGTTGACCTCATTTCCCCTTAACGCCGGGTGGCGGAACGTTTTATCTACTGCGCTTTGTATCAATCAACAACTGCCGTCATGTTCGTATGCCTCAGGCTGGCTACTTAGCCCTGTTCAGTGGCTGGATAACTCGAGGTATTGTCCTGCCGTTCTCTGGTGGGGCGTTGTTTGGATATGCTTATTAAACACAATACGTTTTCTTATGTCAACACGAAATGTGTTTTAGGGTGGGTGTCATATGATGATGGTACAAAAAAAGCCCGCTGATAGCGGGCTGATTGGCATATTACTGTGATAGCAAGATCATTACTCCGGTAGGGGATTATCTTTAAGCCTGCCTCTCAAATATTTTTCTACATACTCATCGATTTCTTTTAGCCGGACTTCAAATAGCTCAATCATTCGTTGTTGTTCTGAGCCCGGTAGCTGGTTAAACAACTCAAGAAGTTTTCGTTGGGATTCATTTAACCACAATTCAGAAGATTCCTGTTCTCCAAAGAGGAGCTCAGGAGGAGATATGCCAAGTGCCTTTCCCAATACGACAGCGTCATGCACTCCAACATTTCTGCTGCCCGCCTCATAGTTACCTATACGCGATTGCGTCCATCCGCAGATTTCAGCAAGTTTTCCTTGAGATAAACCAAGCTTCTGCCTGCGCTCTTTAAGACGCATTGCAATTTTGTCATTGAGCCTACTAGCGGCAATTTTTTCGTTTTCTTTTTCCATTGCATCCTTGTATCACGAATCGTGATTTACATAAAACACAAAACAGCTTGACCATATAACACAGGATGTGTTTAAAATTGTCATCGGAGGTTTTCAATGAACAAAATTTCAACATATCGAAAACAGCTTGGGCTGTCTCAAAGACAACTTGCTGTTCAGTTAGGGTGGATACAAAGCCGACTGGCAAATTACGAAGCAAATTTTCGTACCCCTGGACTAGAGGAGTGCAGAAAAATTGTTTCTACCCTTAATCGGCTTGGCGCTCATTGTGGACTTGACGATGTATTCCCCCCAGACGGTAAGCATAGCGAAAACAGCATAGGAGCGGTTGATTCATGAAAATCAGGCATGAGCACATCGAATCAGTGTTGTTAGCCCTGGCAGCCGAAAAAGGGCAGGCGTGGGTCGCTAACGCAATTACTGAAGAATATCTGCGCCAGGGGGGCGGCGAATTGCCCCTTGTACCAGGCAAGGACTGGAACAATCAGCAGAATATCTATCACCGTTGGTTGAAAGGTGAAACGAAAGCGCAAAGGGAAAAAATTCAGAAACTGATCCCTGCGGTTCTGGCAATTATTCCGCGCGAGCTGCGTCACCGACTCTGCATCTTCGATACCCTGGAACGCCGTGCATTACTGGCGGCGCAGGAAGCGTTGAGTACGGCAATTGATGCGCATGATGATGCAGTCCAGGCCGTTTACCGGAAAGCACATTTCAGCGGTGGTGGGTCGCCCGGCGATTCTGTCGTAGTGCATTGATTGAAATTAATCGTGCCGGATTGTTTTGTTCGGTATCAGTTAAATGTAACGCTGCGAGCGTTACAAGGTGAAAACAAATGGCTTCAAACTGGATAAAGCTCGAGGTTATTACGCCGGATAAGCCGGAAATATTCAGGCTTGCTGAGATTCTGAATATTGATCCAGATGCCGCATTAGGGAAGGTTATTCGCTTCTGGGCATGGGCGGATCAACAAATGATAGACGGTAATGCAGATTGTAACGCTCGCGGCGTTACAAAAAGTGCAATAGATCGCATCACTTTTATGGCTGGTTTTGCTGATGCGTTAATTCAGGTTGGATGGCTGGTCGAAAATGACGGTGGGCTTTCTCTACCTAACTTTGAACGTCATAACGGGAAAAGCTCTAAAAAACGGGCGGTTACAAACGAGCGAGTTACAAAAATACGCGAACTGAAACGAAAAGGTAACGCTGCCAGCGTTACACAAACGGATCAAAAAGCGTTACCAGAGGAAGAGGAAGAGGAAGATATAAATACTGATCTCCCCCTAAATCCCCCTCGCCAAAAACGAGCGTCTAAAAAATTCGAGCCGGAGGCTATCGAGCTGCCTGACTGGTTGCCGGAAACACTCTGGCATGAGTGGGTTCAGTTCAGGCAGGCATTGCGAAAACCGATTCGAACGGAGCAGGGCGCTAACGGGGCGATACGGGAACTGGAAAAATTCCGTCAGCAGGGTTTTACACCTGAGCAGGTGATTCGACACAGCATCGCCAATGAATACCAGGGCTTGTTCGCACCGAAAGGTGTTCGGCCTGAGACGTTGCTCCGACAGGTTAACACCGTCTCGTTGCCGGACAGTGCGATCCCGCCAGGCTTCAGGGGGTAACAGACCATGAAAAATATTGCGACAGGCGGCGTTCTGGAGCGTATCCGCAGACTGACCCCACCACATGTAACCGCCCCATTCAGAACGGTTGCGGAGTGGCGTGAGTGGCAACTTACTGAAGGCCAGAAACGTTGCGAGGAGATCAACCGTCTGAATCGTCAGTTGCGGGTGGAAAAAATTCTGAATCGCTCTGGCATCCAGCCGTTGCACCGTAAATGCTCGTTTGCGAATTACCAGGTGCAGAACGACGGCCAGCGATACGCGTTAAGCCAGGCGAAATCCATCGCTGATGAACTGATGACTGGGTATACAAATTTTGCGTTCAGCGGAAAACCTGGTACCGGGAAGAATCACTTAGCGGCAGCTATCGGGAATCGCCTGCTGAAAGACGGTCAGACAGTGATTGTGGTTACCGTGGCTGATGTTATGAGCGCCCTGCACGCCAGCTATGACGACGGGCAGTCAGGCGAAAAATTTTTGCGTGAACTGTGCGAAGTGGACCTCCTGGTTCTTGACGAAATTGGCATCCAGCGTGAGACGAAAAACGAGCAGGTGGTACTGCACCAGATTGTTGATCGCCGGACAGCTTCGATGCGCAGCGTGGGGATGCTGACAAACCTGAACTATGAGGCCATGAAAACATTGCTCGGCGAGCGGATTATGGATCGCATGACCATGAACGGCGGGCGATGGGTGAATTTTAACTGGGAGAGCTGGCGTCCGAATGTCGTCCAGCTAGGAATTGCGAAGTAATTTTTACCGGGAGAAAAATTTAATGGAGACTGTTTTTGACGCACTGAAAGCAATGGGAAAAGCCACATCCATAGAACTTGCTGCTCGACTTGATATCAGTCGTGAAGAAGTGCTGAACGAACTGTGGGAGCTCAAAAAAAATGGCGTTGTTGATAAAACGGGTCACACCTGGTTTCTGGCTGTCGAAGGTGAATCCCGGGTAACCGAAGAGCGGCCAGTAAAATCTGAAACACAGAATATGCTGACCGAAGAGGTCGCTCCAAAAGTTAGCGCTAACATGATGATTGAGTTTATCGCTCAGGAGGGGGCTAAAACCTGTGAAGAAATAGCGGGTAAGTTCGGTGTCAGTACTCGCAAGGTTGCTTCCACGCTGGCGGTGGTAACCGCAACGGGGCGGCTGGCACGCGTTAATCAGAACGGTGGATTTCGTTACTGCATGCCGGGCGATAATTTACCAGCAGAGCCGAAAGCCGCGCTGGTAACGGAAAGTGATGGTAAGGCCTTTCCTCAGCCAGCAGGTGCTGCGTTACCAGTCCGGGAAGCGGCAACACAGGAAGAAATTAAAACAGATACTGTGGGGGACATTGTGCAGTTACTACCATCGTTCACTGAAACGCGAGCCAATGACCTGATTTTACCATCGCTGCAAATGGCAAACCGCGAGCTGCGCCGGGCAAAAGGTCAGGTTCAGAAGTGGGAGCGTGTCTGCGCCGCGCTGCGGGAGCTGAACAAGCACCGGGATATTGTTCGGCAGATTGTCGATTCATCCGGTCGTATTGTGTCGGAAAAGTGATTGCCGGAGGCGCTTATGGCAAAAGTATTTACACCAGAAGAGCGGGAAGAAGTGAGGGCGCGCATTGTGGAATTCGTGCGCCTGAGCGGACGAGAAACTTTTCGACAACTGGCAGATAAAACGGGTGTCAGTAAGACCGCTATTCGTCGTTTATCTGGTGCGCTTGCGGCCAGTGGTGATGTCTGGCTCTCTGGTTGCGGGGTATTTCTATCAGAGCAGGCGTATCGCGTATGGCGTAAGACACCGGAGAAGGCTGCTGACCCGACACTGATTCGAAAGTTACCTGACGGAGAAATACGTCGTTACAACAGACGGCAGAACATAATTTGTCGTGAGTGCCGCCAGAGCGAAGTTATGCAGCGTGTGCTGGCGTTCTATCGGGGTAATTTTCAGGAGGTGATGGAGTGAGGGTGAGGGTTTATATCGCCGGTCCGATGACCGGGTATAAAAATTTCAACCGTGAGGCGTTCCACAAGGCGGAAGAGGAACTGAAACGGGAAGGGCATACAGTCTTAAACCCGGCAGTACTTCCGGACGGGCTGACACAGCCGCACTACATGGATATTTGCATGTCAATGATACGCTGCGTGGATGCGATTTACATGCTGAAAGGCTGGCAGCGGTCGGCAGGCGCTAAGGCAGAACTGGCACTGGCGGAGAAGCTGGGGCATGCAGTTATTTTCCAGGAGGCAAACAGTGAGTAACCAATGGCGACCAGATATTTGCCCAATAACCGGACGTGCATTTTTCATGTGGATTGAGCATCCGAAATTGGGAAATGTACCGACGTATGGTGGCCCATTAGACAGTTACACCATTCCAACAAAGGACAGCGATGGTGAGTTTTCGTGTGAGCGTTACGATCATGATTTCGGTGGCTGGGTAGAAAGCGAATGTCTAGGGTTATATCTGATTGATGATGAAGAACAATGCAGAGTCTACGCACTCGAGGAGCGCGTTAAAGAGCTGGAAGCGCGGGAAGTTCATTTACCGACTCGCTACGGCCTTCGATATGGACATCCGATAAATGCTGATGAGCGCCACGTCATGATACCTAAAGAAAATGGCTGCTGGATTTATCTGGCTGATTTAGAGCACGTACTACGTGTTGCTGGTATTCGCATCAAAGGAGAGGAGCATGGAAATCAAACCAGAAGATGAGTTAAGTAATATTGTTTTATTTCCGGTAAAAGAGGATGACCCACGTAATCAGGTTAATTTTCTTTATGAGCCATCGGAAAGACCATATTGTCATCACGCCTCTGTCCGGGTTGACGAAAAAGAGCGTCAGGTCCGTTGTAAAATCTGCGGTGCAGTTGTGGAGCCGTTTGACTGGATGCTCTCTGTGGCGAAAAGAGAAACCAGACTGGCAGATGACGTAAGGCTATTGCGACAGGAGGAACAGGAAAGGCGGAAAAATATAGAAAAGCTAATTCAGATTGAGCGTAACGCGAAAGCGCGGATACGCAGGGCGGCAAAATCAAGAACTGAATAATTAAATTTAGCACTGTTAAAAATTTAATCCTTAACCGGAGGGATTTCTGCACCCTCAGAACATCAGGAGGCCGTTCGAAATGGCGGTAGTGAAATGCGAAAATTCAAAATAATTATTGAAACGGGAATAGCTGGTGGAGATTTTGAGGATGTATTCGAAGTAGATGATGACGCAACACCTGATGAAATTCATGACGAAGCAAAAGGAATTTTCTTTAACCACTGCAATTACTCATACCACGAAATAAAAGATGAAGAGGAAGGACAAAATGGCTGATTTTGGTTCAACTAAATATAACGCCAGTTTTGAAGAATGGCATGAACTGTTAATGGATTATGCAGAGTTACGCGGTGGAAGTGCCGCTGATGCTGAAGCATGGCGTGATGATTATGAAGCAGGGAAAACTGCGGTCGAAGCATATTGTGATGAGTGGGGCGATGAATGAGCGAGATTGACTATCAGGCGCTGCGTGAAGCAGCAGAGAAAGCAACTAAAGGATGCTACATCGTAGGGCATACATCGGGCAATCAGCATGGGAATATAACAGGAGTTTTTGTTTGTCAAAAATGGAAAGGAGAACCCGGTGGCGTGATTGCAGAATGTCATGTTAACTGCCTGGTTGAAACAGATGCTCAGGCTTACGCAAACGCTGAATTTATTGCTGCCTTTAATCCAAATGTTGCGCTGGCGCTTCTGGATGAACGGGAAAGAAACCAGCAATACATCAAACGCCGCGACCAGGAGAACGAGGATATTGCGCTTACGGTAGGGAAGCTGCGCGTTGAGCTTGAAGCAGCAAAATCAAAACTCAACGAGCAGCGTGAATATTACGAGGGAGTAATCGCGGATGGAAGTAAGCGCATAGCAGAACTGGAAAAACAATGCGCCGAATGGGAGCGAAAAGCATTAAGCAACTTTGAAGAGTGTGCTGCGATGGCTGAACGTATCGAAGAGATGCAGACAAAATCTGCACCAGATTCGTTTGGCATCATCGGTGAAAATATTCGAACACAGGACAATCGAATAACGTCAGATCCCATGTTTTGTGTGTATCAAAAGCGCGAAATCGTTGTTGATGCTGATTATGACCATGACCGGATTGTCTGGGTTGACGAAGATGGCAATGAAGCCAATAAACGCCATAGTCGTCGTCTCGAGCTACTTCATGAAAACTTTCGAGAGCCACCAGAAAAATGGCGGCGCGTTGCTGTGAAAGATATTGATGAATTCGTTACCTGCTGTTTCACCGAACAGGGTTGTAAAGACTACCTGGCAGTCAATGGTCACAATCTTCGCTTGCCATTTATATATGTAAAAAGCGGTTTCAGGAACGCTGAATATATCGGCATAAGAAACTGGCTTGCTGGCATTCGCATCAAAGGAGAGTGA